ACCAACCGAGAAAGAAACAATCAAACAGACTGGAATATCCACAACTCAGTCTGCAACTGTTGTTGGTGCAGGTTTGACATCTATTGATTATGTCGAAGGTGTAAATTATCTACCATTACCTGATTCAATTATCGGAGTAAACTCTGTACTTAAGTTAAACTCTAGCACCGTTTCTGACGGACTCTTTAACATTAAGTATCAGTTATTCTTGAATGATGTTTATTATTATGGTGCTCTTGATTTATTGAACTACTCGATGGTCAAGAGATATCTTGAGGATTTGGATCACATCCTAAATCCCCATGCAATGATTAGATTTAATAAAACTAATCATAAGTTATATCTTGATATTGATTGGACCGAAGTTGGTCAAAATGAATATCTAATTATTGATTGTTACAGAATCATTAATCCTTCAGAAGCAACCAAAGTTTACAATGACTTCTGGTTGAAGAGGTATCTTACTGCACTGATTAAAAAACAGTGGGGTATGAATATGATCAAGTTCCAAGGTGTTCAACTTCCTGGTGGGGTTCAACTCAACGGAAGACAAATCTATGAAGATGGTCTTGCAGAAATAGAAAAACTGGAAGAACAACTTAAGAATGAGTACGAGTTACCACCAATCGATCTAATAGGCTGATATGTCTCCACTAAATTCTTATTTTCTCCAAGGATCTCCTGGTGAGCAGAGACTCATTCAGGATTTAGTCAATGAACAGTTAAAAATGTATGGTGAGGACGTACTGTACTTACCAAGAAAGATCATTGGAGAAAATACTGTTATACGAGAAAACACTGCTGCGAAGTTTGACGATAGTTTCAGAATCGAAGCATATCTAATGAACTATGAGGGGTTCCAAGGTGCAAGTGCAGAACTCCTTACAAAGTTTGGTGTTAGAAACACAGATGAATTGACACTTGTCATATCAAAGGAAAGATATGATGATTTTGTTCAACCAATTATCGATCAGTTCCCGGCTGGGGAAAGAAAGAAGGCTAAGAGACCTAATGAGGGCGATCTGATCTTTTTCCCTTTAGAGGGAGCACTTTTTGAAATCAAATTTGTAGAAGGGAAGAAACCTTTCTATCAACTCAGAAATCTATATGTTTATGAACTCTTATGCGAGAGATTTGAATTTGAAGATGAAATCATTGATGTTTCTCAAGTGGATTCGGAAGGATCTAATGTGAATGAAACTGTATCTCAATTTGGCAATATTCTTACTTTAAATTTAGTAGGGGCTGGGGCTACAACTGCAGTGGCATCTGTTTCGGGGATTGTAACTGATACCACATATAGTTCGTTGCAATACCTTGACTTGATTCACGATGGATCTGGATATAAAACTGCACCTAGAGTTGTTATTGAAAAACCAGGATTTGGTGATGGAATAAGAGCGGAAGGGACTAGTACTCTTGGTATTGGTGGAAGTATTACTGGAGTTACAATTACAAGTCCAGGAACTCAATATATGGAAGTTCCTTCGGTTACTTTTGAAACTCCAACAGTACCGTCAGAGTATAGTGTAGATCTTCCATCTCAACCAGGTGGAGAAATATTTTCAATTAAATTAAATGACTTTAAAAGATTTACTTTTAATATTTCCGATTTAATAGGAGGAAATACTTTAAAAAGTGGTCAGATAGAATTTAATTATTACTTTGATGGTACTTCCACACCTACTTCGGGGTATTTGTTACAGACAGAAACTGTAAGAATACTTTGGGTTGGTAATAGAAATATCAGAGTAGAAATCAAGAGGAGTGATACTGGATCATGGGCATCTACCGGCAGTAATAACATTTATCTCAATCCATCAGTATTCGATTCTGGTTGGAATGAGATTAATTTTACTTGGAGAAGTTCTAGTACACTTGCAAGATATGAGATATATGTTGGTAGTTCGCAAATTTACGCTCTATCGCTAGGCAGTTCCTGGTACAATCAGGATCTAATATCAGATGGAACTTATACTTTAGGTAATAATTATACGACCCAATATTACGGTAATATAATAGTAAGAGATGGTATAGATGATATTATTGAAAACTTTAAATTAGTAAGTCCACAAATAGCACAGGGAACAGCGGTCGTAAGTGCTGCAGGAACCATAAGTTCTATTTTAATTAGTTCTCCAGGTACAGGATATACTTCAAGACCTGCCGTAACAATACAAGAACCAGAAAGCGGTACTACGGCAAGTGCAGTTGCTATTATGACGAGTAGAACTCCAAATAATGATCTTTCTATTGATAGGTTACTAATTACTAATCCTGGATATGGATATACTGTTTCTCCACGAATAAGATTTGAAGGTGGAGGGGGTTCTGGTGGTATTGCAACAGCAATTATCAATACAGGAGTTCTTCCTGTAGTAGCTATCAGCAGTGGAGGTGTAGGTTATACTACAGATCCACAAGTATTCATCGAACCAATATTTGTTGCCGAATCTGTCGGTGTTAGTTCTGAAATTAATAATGCAAAAGCCGAGGTTGTTCGTAATGCAAATGGTCAAGTTTCTGAAATTAGATACTCTAATGCTGGAGCTGGTTACACATTCACGCCAAGTATAACCTTTACTTTACCAACATCGGATACATTTGGTGAATATGAATATAACGAAATAGTTACTGGACAACGTTCTGGTGCGACTGGATATGTAAGGGAGTGGGATGCCGATGATCGTATCCTAAAACTTGGAACAGTGAATGGAGTATTCCAGAGAGGTGAAGCTGTTGTTGGTGCTGGAGCGAGTTATAAAGTATCTACTGTTGACACGAATGAATTCTTAGATGAGTTTGCAGATAACATAGATATTGAATCAGAGGCAGATGCCATAGTTGATTTTAGTCAGGTTAATCCATTTGGAGAATTCTAATGTTTGGAACTTATTTTTATCACGAAATACTAAGAAAGACAATAATTGCTTTCGGTACATTGTTTAATGATATTGAAATTAAACACAAAGATAAATCTGGAAATGGATTTAGTCAATTAAAGGTCCCTATCGCATATGGACCAATGCAAAAGTTTTTGGCAAGAATTGAACAATCTCCAAATCTTAGAAAAGAGGTTGCAATAACTTTACCGAGGATGGCTTTTGAAATGGTGGGCATTTCATATGACCCAGCAAGAAAGTCCTCCACAATGCAAACTTTTAAAGTGGTTGATCAGGCAAATAATAAAATTACAAAGTCTTTTATGCCTGTTCCATATAATGTAAATATAAGATTGTCTATTATGACAAAATTGAATGAAGACGCTCTACAAATAGTAGAACAAATATTACCATATTTTCAACCACATTTCAATCTTACTATTGATCTTGTGGAACAGATTGGAGAGAAAAGAGATATACCTATGGTTCTGAATAGTATTCAGATGGATGATGATTATGAAGGTGATTTTACTACAAGGAGATCTCTTGTATATACATTAGATTTTACCGCAAAGACATATCTATTCGGTCCAATAGACTTTGGTAATGATTCCTTAATTAAGAAGGTTCAAGTTGACTATTATACAAATACCGATAGAAAAGGAGCTTCTAGAGAACTTCGTTATGTTGCAACTCCTAGGGCACTTAAAGATTATAACTCGGATGGTGCAACTAAGTTAACTGAAGATGTGGCTGCAAATGTCACCGAACTTCCAGTTGAATATGGTACAGAGTTAGTCTCTAAATCATATATTCAGATTGGTGAGGAGGTCATGTTCATTAGAGAAATAACTGGAAATACTATCAGAGTCAATAGAGGGGAAAATGGAACTACCGCTACCCCACATGAAATTGGTGATCTAATTAATATTATTAATAGTCAAGATGATGAACTAATTGATCTTGATGATGATTTTGGATTCAATGAGTCCACATTCAGTTTTAATGACGGAAAAATTTACAGCACTACAAAAGGAACTGACGTAGAACAACCATGAAATACGATGAAATAGACGATGCTCTTGACATTAGTCCCGCAGAGGTAAAGTCAAATAAACTTGCAAAAAAAGAACCAGAAATTACTGAGATTGTAACTACAACTCAAGAACAACTCAAGAAAGACTATGAGTATACTCGTGGAAATTTATATTCGTTAATTGAGAAAGGTCAGGAGGCAGTTGATGGAATTTTGGAACTTGCACAAGAATCAGATTCCCCTAGAGCGTTTGAGGTTGCGGGTCAACTTATCAAACATGTAGGAGATGTTGCAGATAAGTTGGCAGATTTACATAAGAAAGTAAAAGACATTGAGAAGGAAGATGGCAAATCATCTAAAGCGACAAACGTTACAAACAATGCGGTTTTCTTTGGGTCTACAGCGGATCTCCAGAAATTTCTCAAAAATAATGGAGATTCTAAATAGATAAAGGACATACTT